TCGCGCTTGAAGATGCTGGACGGAACGTAAAAGCCGCGAGGCTCTTTGCCGTAGCGCTTGGCAAGCTCTTCAGATACTTCGCGCTCGAAGCCGTCAAAGCGGCCAGATTGCGCGGAGCGGATAGCGTTGATCAGGCTATATTGGCGCTCTTCTTTTGGCGTTAGCTCAACGTCAGCGACGTCCAGGGGCTTGTCGGCAATCTTGTCCAACAATGCGCCTCGGAACTGCGCTAATGTCATGCCCTGGCGAATAGCGTCGTCAGCGAATGATCGCTGATTGTGCTTGGCGGCCAGGCCGAGCATTTCATTTACTTCCTTGGATCGTTCGGCAGCGGCTTCCGCGCGTACCTGATCCAAATCGATATGGTTTTCCTGTTCCATGATAGGAACCTCCTTTTCGATGGGTTTAATGGTAGCGGTGTCGGATACCTCGACCGAACGCCCCACACCGACGGACGGGTCGGCGGGAAGTGAAACGATAGAGACCTCCATGATTTCGGCGTCAATTACTCGAAACAGACCTTGATCGTCTTTGTCTCTTTCCATCTTCCGAACTTTATAGCCGATTGAGACATTCGAGCGAATGCCGTCGACTACATCCTGATAAACCTCGCTGGCGAGTGTGCCCCTTCCGAAGCGCACCGTCGCTCGGAGACGCCGAGCCGAGCCATCCAGGTTTACGGATTCGATCACCCCGATCTGTCGTTCGGGGTCGTGATCCAGCAGCAGCGGCGCATGGCCGGATCGCAAAAACTTTAAGTCGAGCGTCTGCTCGGTGTGAACGATCATCTCGCGACCGAATGATCGCTCGACTTCCAGCTCACTCGATACTGACATCTCGACGCGCCGATCATCTTTTTCCTCGATCTCGGCGTGTTCCATCCGATGGAATACCTCGGATTTGGAGAGTCGTTCCTCATCATAATCGCCGCCAGATTCCTCGATCTCGGGCTCCTCTTCGGGCTCTTCGACCATTGGCTTCGCGAATGTGATGATGATTTCGTCATCGGTTTCGACGATTTCTTTTATATGTCGCTGTTCCACTGCGGCATCCTCTGATTTTTGCATCTCGCCAGTATACTCCGCCTTTTCGTTTTCATCATCAGATGCCAGCGGATGCCCCGCCGGGAAAAGGTCGGTATCGTGTTTTCCGCCCTGGAATCGGTCATTCTTCATCGCAAACAAAAACGAATTTACCCTGGCATATCCCCACTGCTCCGGGGAGCCGACGCCAGGGCGCACCGATTCCGGGTTTGTCTTATAGGCGCCAATGCCGCGCTCCATTACTTCGCGCAGCATCCCGAGCGTCACCCGCCGCAGCGGATCGTCGCCCACCTCCTCGTTGTGTTCGTCGCGCTTATTCTCGAGCGCGGCCTCGACCTGATCGGAAAGCTGGCGCTCTTCCTTTTTGCCTTCCAGCTTTTTGATCAGCTCGAGGATCGCATCCTTCATGCCTTGCTCGCCGAGCGTACCGATGACGCCCCATTTCATCTGCGCCACTACTCCGGCGACGTTGCTTTTGTTCGGCTCTTCATCTGATAGATGGGCGCCATCCTCAAAATGACGCGCTGCCCAGGCTTCCCGCTCTTTGATCCAATCCAGAACCGAACCGGCTTCATCGCCATCCCGCGCGCGTCCCCATAACCGGAAAGCGTCATTGCCCCGGACATTCCCGCCCAGCGCCCAAATCTCGGAGTTGAATTCCTTTATGTTTTCCGCAAATTCACGGTCGAATTGCGGATATTCGGAATTCCGAAGCGATATCTTCAGATCGTCGCCCTGCTTTGGAAAGTCAGTCGCCATCGGATTCCTCGGTCATCGCGTCGAATGATTCGCCGGTCATCAGATTGATTTTGCCGGGACCGTAGGGCGATTGTCCGCCGCCGAACGGCTCGAATGCCAGCTTGAGGCCGAACTGCTCGGCCAGCGCCTTATCACGCGCCACCTGGGCGAATACTTCCTCGACATCGCGCCCGTATACGTTAGCGACATCCTGGAGCGATATCAGGCCGTTTTGCAGCGCGACGACGTGAGCATTGATCTCCTTCTGGGGATCGACCCACTGGAAGCCGCGCGGTCGGAACTGCGACGCGCTCGCGAACTTGTCGAACTTGTCGATGGGCAGATTGACCGTGCCAATCGTGAACGCATTGATCAGCCAGCGCTCATAAACCGGCATGACGAAATGCGAAATCATATAGCTCTGGATCATCTTGTAGAAATCACGATCCTCGATGCTGCCCTGGCGGATGCTCGAGTAGCTGGTTTGCGTCAGGTCATTAGCCAGCGAGTGATAGGAAACGCCGAGCCCGGACGCGATGCCGCGCAGGATCGATTTCTCGAAATCACCGAACGCGCTAGTCGGATGCGACGGATCCCAGGGTTGGAATTCGACATCCCTCGGGAGCTGGAAGAATGTGCCAGGCTCCGCATCAGTCAGCGGAACAATGCCATCCTCGAGATCGTCGCCCATAAATCCATCGCCGGATCGGGAAACGAAAAAGCCCATTTTGCTCGCAGCCGTCCTGGCTGCAACCAGCTCCGCCTCGCGATAACCGTGCAGCATCTTCAGCGATGTCAGCGCGGTCGACATCCAGGGAACCCCGCGCGTTTGCTGGGCTCGGTCTGGCATATACAAGTGCAAGATACTCTCGGCCTCGACTCGCTGAGTGCGCCGATCATATTGGTGGAATTGGTAGTCGCCGGGATGCTCGGTGAGCATGTGGTAAGCGACCGGGCGCCGGTATTGATCGAACTCGACGCCCATCCTGATTTCGTTGCCGTTCGGGGCGCGCTCGTTCTTTTCCTCATCGATCAGATCGGGCTCTAAAAACTCGAGCGCAAATCGGTCCTGGTTGCCGTCATAGTTGACAAACCTGACCAGCGCCTCGCCATCGCGAGCCATAGATTCGGCGACCATTGCCTGGGCATCAGTAAATGACAGGCGCCCGTCGACCGTGCAATTCCCGACTCTGCTCCAGCGGGACCATTCCTGCTCGATGATCGAGTTGCCGATCTGGTCCAGGCTGCCGTCGACATTGGTGGCCTTCACCTGGAGCGACGCACCGCGCTCTCCGACGACGTTAGTTTTGACCAGGTGAAGATATCGGCGAGCGTATTCGTTGTTCCTGGCAAGCTCTCGGCAGCGATTGCGGAGCGTTTTCAGTGAATAGCGCAGCTCGGAATCCGCCGAGCGCTGCGATGTCACAAAATCAGAAAACAGCCGCCCGGTGCCAGCGCCATCAAATCCGCGCTTTTTGACCGGCTTCGGCTTCCTGCGAAGAAAGTCGAACATTCCCATCAGATAAATCTCACCTTGACCGTGGCCGCTGTTTTGCGTCCGAGCTTGATTTCCTCGAGGCGCTTCATCCGATTAACCTCGGATTGATAGTAATCGCGCCACTTGATCAGCTCGTCGATTGATAATTTCGTCAGGCTGCGCCCCTGGATCGCGTAATTTGAAACGTCAGAATCAGCTCGCCCCTCGAGCAGCGACTCGATTTTGGTGAGCATTTTCTCGGCATGAAGCCTGGGGTCCGCATTGTTTACATCCAGGTCGACAATGGCAGTAAACGCGCCACGATCCACGACGATCCGATTGCTGTCGGAGTTGCGGACGATCTCGAGCTGCCAGTGATAATACCCAGGCGTAAAATCCGCCGACGTATCCGAATCAGCCGTGAACAAATAGCTGCCGTTATAGGCGGTGCCGGTGAGCTGTATCTCGCTCGCGCCGCCGCCGGTGATCCGGGCGACATATGTGGCAGTGTAGTCGGCGGTCGGGTAGTCGGTCGTCAGGTCTGACCGTTTCCATTGAATATAGTCGCCGACGACGATCTCGGACGGTTCGCCCTCCGGCGCGGCTGCGGCATCAAATAGGTTTGCCAATTCCTACCTCCAATTATTAACGAATCCGCCCGATTTCCTTGAATTCGCGGGCCGCTTTTTGCGCTCGGGTTTTTCACCACCGCCATCGATTCGCTGGTCGGCGATTTTATCCGCTAGTATATTGACATTGATGCCGGAAATATATAGCGCCGCCATAGCATAACATCGAACGTCGAGCGCTTCATTCCTTCGCCGCTTTTTCACCCATTGCCGCTTTGCATGGCCGCGAACGTATCGCGTGACAAGTTGCTCCGCCGTGAGCTGCAAGAAATACTCAGAATCACGATCATCGGGAAAATGACAGTATCCAGGACCGGGATCGGTAATCTTCAGCCGCCCATAAACCAGCTCTTTTGCAGTATCAGACCCGACCGGGTAAAGCCGAACCTTCCCGATGTTGTTTTTGCTGGGGCGCCCGACCAGGGGGCGACCTTCACCGCCGACGCCCTTGATGCCAAATACTCGCCGCGACTCCCGGCCCTTGATATATCGATAGGTCGCCTGGGTATGGTGTCCGCCGGTATCGATGCAAGTCGCGCGAACGCCCAGCTCGCGACCGTCCTGGGTTTCATAGCTGGCGAATAGCACCGCATCGAGATCAGCCCACACCTGGGGCGAGCTGGGATCGCCGGGCAGCACCATATACTCGAGCGACCAGGTTTCTTCGTCTCGACCGACACCGACCAGCTCGACCTCGAGGCGGTCGTCCTGGACATCGACCCCGGCGACGACCGTGACGACCTGATCCGGCCAGCGGTCGCCCCAATCCTCGGCGCGATGCTCGAGCATATCCTGATCAACACTGTCGCCCGACTCTTCCCAGGTCTCAGCCAGGGAGACATTCACAAATGTCTGGAGATCGCCGCTGCGCTTTTTCTCGATGAATGATTGCGCGATATCGCCGAGCTTTCGGAAGCAGGAATAAAGCTCGTTTAAGTGATAGCTGGCATGACCTCGGAATTCAGCGGAGCTGCGCCACTCGCCGCGCCGGATCGCAGCGATTCTCTCGCCATCGCTCCACATTACGCCGCAGCCGTTGCAAGTATATTTAGCGGTTTCCGGCTGATCTTCGTCCCAGATCACACTCGACCAGGTGAGCTGCTGCCGATGCTCGCAGCTCGGGCATGGCACATAAAAGTGCCGCTGATCGCCCTGCAAATAAGCATCCTCGATCCAGCTCGCGTTTTTGATTGTCGGCGTGCTGATCTCGAGCAGCTTCCGCCGGTCGCCGAATGTCGCGGCGCGCTGCCACAATAGCGAGACCGGATGCCCTTCCTGGCTTTTGTCATAGCCGTCAGTTTCATCGCAAACAATGAAAGGCGCCGAACGTCCGCGCATGGTCTTAGGTGATCCCGACCAGGAAAACATCAGGAAACCGCCGGGATAGCTCTTCATGCGCTGATTGTTGACGCCTTCCCTTGCCCTCGGCTTGGCGATCAAGTCCTGGAGCTGGTCATTGCTCTCCACCAGCGGATTGAATTTCGTCTCGAGCCAGGTCGCCAAATCACCCTGGGATGGCTGCATCATTATCTGGCTTTGCGGGTCTTGCCCGATCTTGAACGCCTGGGCGCATAGCGCGAGCATGGTTTTCCCGACCTGGGCGCTCCACATCAGCGTGATCCGCTGGCACTCCGGGTTTGCGGTCATATCCAGCGGCTCGCGCTGATAAGGCGCATGATCAAATCGGATCAGACCGGGGACCGCGTTACCAATCGGAACTCGGACGTTCTGCTCCGCCCATTCGCTCGGCTTCAGATTCGGCGGCGGCTTTAGGTGACGCGCTGCGGAATGAATCGTCCGCCGCAGTCCGTCGAAATTGCTGAACTCACTCGTCATCTTCGTCGGGCTCCAGGTCGAAGTCGCCGAGCGACTCGAGCGCTTGGTCGATCTCTTTCAGAATGACGGCCTTGATCCGGGTCTCGCTTTCTTCGCCCAGGATGGCGGTCGCGACCCGGCTCGGGACCGAGCGGATATTCGTTTTCACTTCAGCGAATACATTAGCCAGAGCGCGCTCGAGCTGCGCCAGGGGAACGACCTCGCCGCGTACCTTCGCCAGCTCCAGCTCGACTTTCGCCGTTTCGGCTGCGAGCTTGCGGCGCTTCAGCTCCCGCTCGTCCGCCTGGTCGCTGCCGCCAGCGGATTCCTTCGCGCGCTGCTCGAGCCAGGCAGACACTTCCGCCGTGTTGATCTGCCACGCCTTGCCCCGGCTGCCGCGTTGCGACACGGGCATCCCGCGCTTGATCCAGGCGTCGACCGTAGTGTGAGAGACGCCGAAAAGATCAGCGATCTCCTGGCGTGTTACGTTTTTACCCCTTGTTGTTACCGGCATTCACACTCCTGTTTCCTTTGGTAACACATTCATTATTCTCGATCTGAAATTTTGTTGCACAATGCAAACACCGCGCTCG